AGCGAAACCTTAGACGCATACGAGGAGGGGAGTTGGACGCCTGTTGTTAAGTTTGGAACAACTATAAATAGCGCGGGTACAACACAAGCCGCTTATACAAGAATAGGTAGGGTGGTTTATATTCAATGCACAATTCAATCAATAACACTTTCGGGTAGTGGAAATCTAAGCATTGAAGGATTACCTTATAATGTAGGTGCTGCCACTACTTTTGGAGATACTCAAGGGAATTTTAGATGGGCAGGTATAGCGTTATCGGGTGCTGCCACTCACATATCGAGTTATTTTGTTCAAGGAACAAGTAAAATGGCACCTCAAATAATTGGAACATCGGGTTTTATAACTACTGTAACACATAGCGGTGTTAGTTCTACTTGGAATATTTATGGTATTAGTGGATTTTATATGATATAATTATGAGTTTAGAAAAAATAATAAAAATAGATCAAATCGAGATAGTCGGAGACTATAAAGCGATTCAAGTAAGAACGGCAACGGTTGTCACAGATGACGGCGTAGAGTTGTCACGCTCATTTCATAGGCACACGCTAAGTTGTGATGCTGATATAAGCGGAGAAGATGCAGAGGTTAAAGCGGTATGCAATGCGGTGTGGACTGATGAGGTGAAGGCTGCTTATCAAACACATTTAGATAGTCAAACTCCACTAGGGGAGTAAGCATTACCTACGTTATTAAAACAAGAGTAAATCATGAAACAAATAGAACCAATAGATATATGGCAGAATGGTACAACCAAAACTGCCACACAGTTACAAGTACAAGGTACAAGTGTAACTTTAGGAAGTAGTGCCTCTTTTTATTGGCAATTGCTGACAGAAGAAGGACATCAAGTAGCAAATGGTAATCTAGGAATTAGTGGTGAGCAGTATACTGCTTGGGGTGCTGATGATAATTACGTTTACACTATTATAGCAACTGATTTAAGCCTTGTTATTGTAGAGCCATCTGAGGAGGCATCAGCATGAATTTAGAATTAAAGAGATTTAGTTCACAAAATGATTCTACTTTAGGATTACTTTTTGTTGATGGTGAATTTGAATGCTTTGTGTTAGAGGATGAGTACAGAGATGTAAAAGTTAAAGGGGAAACAAGAATACCTTGTGGCTCTTATGACATCAAAAAACGTGAAGTACTAAGTGGATTAACCAAAAAGTATAGGGCAAAATTTGATTGGTTTGATTACCATTTTGAAATACAAGAAGTAAAAAACTTTAACTATGTATATTTGCATATTGGAAATGACACGTCAAACACCGATGGTTGTCTGCTCCTAAACGATGGAATAAAATCTAATGCTCATGGATTAAGCCAAAAGAATAACGGCTCAAGCAGTACATCAGCATTTAAGAGGTTATACCAAAAGATGAGTAAAAATGAATGTATAACAATTAATATAACAGACAATGTTTGAAAACAAAACAATCACATTTAAGGAGGCAGAGGATTACCACAAAGGTTTAATTATGTTAACCAATGCGGTAGAAGCCTCAGAAAAAGGAGTAGGTTTAGATTTAACCTATAAACTAATACAAGGATTAAAAAAGATTGAGGAGCAAGTTGAATCAATCAATAAGGCTAGGACTAAATTATACGAGGTTTACGGCACTTTAGATGATAAAGGTGTACTTACACCACATGAAGGAAAAGAAGACATTCTAGAGCCTCTAAACAAGGATATGGAAGAGTTCTTAGCTAAAGAAGATGAGTTTAGTTTAATTAAGGATGAAATTAAAGTTGAGGATATAAAACATCTCATATTAAAGCCAAGTTTCTTGATTTTATGGGACAAATATCTTGATGGATTAGAAGAGTATGAATGATACTAGTAAGAATGTAAGAGCGTATATATATGGGTTACTAGATGGAAATGTAACACATGATGCTAGTGCCGTTCCGGTAGTGGCTAAACCAACCGATCTTACTGATTATCCTTACATAGTAGTTCAATCATCTAATTTTGCTGATGATAGTTTAAAAGATAGGTTTTATGGTGTGCATGAAGTAGAAATACAAGTTCACACCAAATTTCCACTAAACTTCGGAGGGCAAGATGATTGTGATGACATATCAAATTCAATATTACAATTAATAAGAACTCGTAATGCTACTTCTGATTTTGGTAGTGATACAATGTTTCTATTTAAACAAACTACACAAAGGTATTTAAATGATGATGATGGGCAATTTGATTATTACACCAAATCATTATTCTTTGATGCAGATGTTATAAGCAATAGTTAATGAATGGAAGTAGCTTACTCTTATATATTGATAACGATAAACTTTTATATTCAAAATCTCACAGTTTTTCGTTTAGTGGAAACACGGTTGACATCTCTACCAAGTTATCAGACATATCTGCAATTGAGGAAAGTTACTTTTGGGAATCTGCAAACTTCAATTGGGAACAACTTGATGAAACTTGGGAAGGTATAACTAGAAGTCAATCAGTTACCGGTTGGAGTGAAAGTATGCCTAGTTTTCGTTCAGCAAACTTTTCTTCTGAAGGATTATATGTTGTAGATGGAATAACTCAAACGTGGGACACAACAGATTATTATTGGGAATTGTTTAATGTAGATTGGGAGGATGGTGCAATTGAACCAAATCCAACAACTACTTTAGATAATTTAGTTATTACCGGCGAAGAAGTTAAATTTGAAATATTAGATAGTAATTTAAATTCTGTATTTGTTGGTAGATGCTATGTAGCTAATTATGAGTTGGTGGCTGATAATGAGGGATCAATGTTTTATAACGCTGATTTTAGCGTAACAAGTGGAGTAGCATAATTATATATATTTTTTTATTTATCTTTGAGTTAAAATTAACAATATGGCTGCAATTAACGGAACTTCATTAACACTTTACATACCTCAAGGAGCGGCAGGCTCAGAAGTATGGGTACCAATAGGATTAGCTAAGTCAGCTAGTCTATCAATATCTGCTGATACTCCGGACATATCTACTAAAGATAGTAATGCTTGGACAGAAGTAATGGCGGGTATTCGTAGCTTCTCAATGGACTTTGAGGCTCTTTTGAGTCTTGAAGCTGATGCTTCTGCAAATGGATTTGTTCCTTTATATGCTTACTTTTCTGCTAGAACTACCTTAAAGGTAGCTTTCGGCAAGGATGGTGGATTTTGGTATGGTGATGCAATTCTTTCATCTTTAGAGCAAAGTGCTGAAGCAGAACAACCGGTAAGTTATAGCGGTTCCCTAACAGGATCCGGAGCATTGGTTTACAGTACTCTTACTCCGGTAAGTTCTAACTACCCTTAATAATTAACTAATTAATTAAATTTTATGGCAATAAACAAACACAGAGGTACTTGTATCATCAGCATTGGTGGCAAGAAAAGAGGATTGGTATTCAATATGAATACTTATGCGATATTTTGCGATGGGTTAGATATTAATCTAACTGAAATGGATAAGGTTTTCTCAGATAGAAGACAAGCAAAGGCATTATGTTGGTTATTATATTCGGGATGCGTAGCTTATGATGAGAAGAATAATAAGGATGTTGATTACAACATACATGACTTCTATGATTGGGCAATGGAACTCAGTAGTGAGGACACCAATAAGGTAATGGAAACCATGATGGCTTCTCAGAATTTAGGTAATGATTCTAATAATGGAATGTCAAGAAACATCGTTAAGTCAACTAAAGATGATTTAAAAAAAAATTAATCACTTTCGATGACATATTAGATCAAGGAATAGGAACGTTGGGTTTATCACCCGACGTTTTTTGGTTATTAACGTGGGCAGATTTTGTTAGACTAATGGAAGCATGGACACACAACCAAAACCAATCTTGGGACAGAACTAGATATCAGTCTACTATGGTAGCTAATTGCGCTATGGGTAGAAAAAAGACAATTAATCCAAAAGATTTATTCAAATTACCTCACGATTTTAGTAGTGAATCAAAAACCCCATTACCTACAAAGGAAGAGATGGATGCTTTAAAAGGAAAGTACATGAAACTACCTATCTAATATTAATTAAATTTGTATTATGACTGAAAAGAATAGACTAATTTTTGAAACGTTTTTAAAGACAGGAAACTTTAGTAAAGGCGTTACGAAAATTCAATCCGGCTTTAAA